AAGTTGTGGTATATTCTTTTATAAATTGATTTGTTTACATCGTCTACAGGCTGCAAAGATCCAGTAGCAGAAGCGGTAACGTATGTTGTTATATAATCAAATCCTGTTGGGGCTGGTAAAGAAGGTGTTGTATAAGGTAGATTGAATAAACTTCCCGAAGGAGTAATACCAATTAAAGCAGCGTATAAATCATCTGTTGAGAAATTGTTTTGGTATATCTTAATGCCTAAATCGCGTAATATATCGGCTACTAAGTCTTTAGATACCCCATAATTTAATCGGTTGTCTGCATTGTATTTTTCGGTAACTCCTTGTAAATATGAAAATACATTGTCAAAGTGCTGTCCTATCATTTCTATAAACAACTCAAATTGTGCGTTGTTGGAATCATCTCTTAAGTAAGAAGGAATAGCATTTACTAAAGCGTTGTTGTTTTCGCTATCGTATAATTCTGCTACTGCAGATTGGGATATAAACCAAGTGTATCCTGCTCCTGGATTGGCAGTAGAAGCGTTTGTATATGGGGGTGTTGAATTGGTTTTAGGCCAAGCTGTTGATCCTGATTCGTAGTATAGGTAGTATTCATATCCATCAAAATTGGTTATGATTTCATTTATCTTTGCTTGGTATATTACATTGCTAGAAGAAACATAGTAGTTTGTAGCAGTATTGGTAGATAAACTGGCACTATAGGTATATTGTTCTATTAAGGCTAGTTTATAATAAAAGTTTTCTAAACGAGTTTGAGCTGAAGAGAAATGTATAAAATTATCGTAGCTAGAATAGTTTATATTTAATTCAACATTGCTTTCTGCTAGTAAACTATTTAATTGATATCTTAAACTTCCTGACCCTGTAGCCGAAGTAGTAGCTGTTAAAGAAGAAAGATTAGCGTATTGGGTAGAATTGTTAATCTGATCAGATATAGATAGATTGTAATTTGGTCCCTTTAATGGGATATTATCGTCTTCAATATTAAATACTGGGGTGATATTAATGTTGTAAGCTATAGATTCGGCTATTTGCTCAACAACCCAACATTCACTTTTTAAATCAAATTCTGATGGGAGTGGCTCGTATAGTTTTATTAATACTGTAGGATCATCAGTATTAGAATTGTCTAATAATATGTTATTTGCTATTACTAGTTTATTGTTTCCAAAATCTAAATAGAAATCTAAATAACCTCCTTGTGAGTTTTGAATTTCTTGAGAAAAAAGAGTTGCACTAGTAACTACTTCACTGTTTGGTATAGCAGTGGTATTTAACCTTATCTCGGTCCTATCAGGACTAATTTGGTCAATATAATATCTATTTAGAGCGGACGATGCCGCACGGCGTCTTAAGAAATTATATACTGTATTGTATTGTCCTTCTGTAAACCCAAAAGATCTTAAATCAGCTTCGGGGTCTATAGTGACTTGATTATCTAGGAGAGTAAAGTTAGGATACCCGGTAATGTTTTCTACTAAAATATTTTGGTTTAAATCGTATATAAAATATTCTAGATAGTCTGTTTCTGGGTTAAATTGGGTAGAAATATCATTTGATGTTATCAGAGAAGTATCCTCGGGAGAGTATGTTTGTAACTCGAATGTAATAGGATTTATGCTTTGTATGTTAACTATTTCTTCCATTATATGTTAGTTGTGGTTTGAGATACTTGAAATAGTTGTTGTTGAAGATCTAAATTTTCTTGTCTTAATTGGGTTATTTCTTCAAGCAAAGCATTTACTGTATCGTCTGTTTTAATTTCTCCAATATATTCTCCACTAGTTTTTACTAAATATTCGTGTGAATTTGTTTGACCAAATTTTGGAATTTCAAAAAATAAATTTTGATATTGGGCAAAAAATTCATTTATTTGGTTTGGAACACTAATCGAAGCAGTAACAGGAATAGAAATTAACTGAGTAAATTGCGTATCAATTACTTTAGTGTATTGACTTTTATTGTATACTACTTTGTTTAAATCTATAATTTCTTTAGCCATTACGGGTTGATAACTTTAAAGCTATAATTGTCATCAAATACTATTGTTGAGCCTTGAATAGTTGTTTGAACTAGTACTGTATAATATCTTTCGGGTTCTAATCCGTTCATGTATAATTCAAAATAACTTCCTGATGCATCACAACTTAATTTGGTGTATGTTGTATCGAAATCTATAACCATCTCGTTAGTATCCAAGTCTTTTATTGCATAGTATGAATTTTCTGGTAAAGCATAATTTGTCATATAAATAGACGAGGTTTGCCATACCTTTGGAGGATATGTTGGCCTTGCATTTACACGGAAAATATTAACGCTTTGACTATAAAAAACCCCAGGATTCTGAGCTAGTAATATTGTAGCAGGATTAGTATTTAATACTGTTAAACTACCTGTGTTGTAAACTGAATCGTCCCATTTGAATTCCAAACACGGAGGGTATATTGTATGGGTGTCTCTAGAAAAATATTTTAATGTTACTTGTTCATTAATGTTATTTACAAATTCTTGGGACTGTGTTTGTCTAACTATAAATCCGTAATTGCTCCAAACACTTCCTGTCCATTTTTCTACTATAGACTTAACATTAAAACTTAAATCCAAATCAGAATAATACGAAAATATTTGAGTGGCTTGTGAACCTGTCCACCAAACACCACCTCCGGCAGAATTAGGATTTGTTGTTAAATTGTATGACCCGGTTTGCCCCGCAGAAAATCCAGTAGTAGTCCAAGCATTGCTTCCTGAATATGATCTCCATATCCAAGATACACCGTTTTGAGTTTCAGGGTTGTCTAAATAACGACCTGTGCCCATATTCCAAGGCTGAGCCACTGCGTTGGCTGCTACTGTTGTAGTACCAGATAATCCAGTATCATTAGCTACAAAAAGTCTAAGATTTGCTGCCCAACTAGATGTGCCTATTAAAGAAGCACTAACGTATGCAATTTCGTTAGAATCAAATTGAACCAAAAAACGAGAGGCTTGAGGAAACTCTCCATTGGCTTCTGTATATCCTGTTTTAAAATTAGTAGATGCTTCTAAAATTTCATCTAATCCTGTATTCATAGCAGGATAAGCCGAATATAGTGTAGCGTCTTGGGAAGGGAATATTTTATATACTGCCATTTTGTATTATTATAAAGGTACTACTCTGCCTTGAATGTCTGTGTTTGGATATTTTACTTCAAATATCATAGGGTCTAATGAAGGATATACTACATTACCGCTTGTTGCTCCAGCAGTATCGTAGGAATATTGGCTGTATCCTAAACTTGTGCCTACTTTATTTGTAATGCTTATATTTTTTACTGTTTGTACTCCTTCAATTCTATCTAATAAAATATAAATATCTCTAAGAACTATGGGTTGATTAATTTGCCATTTGTCTATTGCAAAATAATCTTGCAATGCTACCAAACACTGAACTAGAACTTCATTTGAGTTAAAATTAGGTAATACTATAATATCAAAATTTACACCAATATTAACAATAAAAGCATCTTTTATAGTTATAGAATCGTTTACCATTCTATAGAAAGATAAATATGTTTGTAGATTTTGCTTTAAAGCAGTAGAGGCAGTTGTTAACTTTTTATTAAAATCATAAGATAAAACATATAAGTCTAACACCCCTAAAGCTTCTCCTGACGATACAGATTGTGCTTTTGTAGGTTCAATATATGCCTTTGATATAATACCGTATTTAGCAGGCATAGATAATGCTCTTACTAAATAATCGTCTTGGGTTACATTACGAAGCTGCGTTGCAAAGTTAGCAGATGAATTTTGGCGAATTTCTTCTATTGTATCTCCATCTCCCCCTCCATCTGCTGCTGCTGGGTTTGTAACTGCTAGTGAAGTTAATATATAGTTTGCTGTGGAAACATTTAGATTATTGTTTAAAAACTGAATGTCTCCTGTTATGTTTGTTAAGCTGTTAGCTTGTACATTCGCTTCTACTCCACCTCCTGTTAAATATCTAACGGTTAGGGTTGTTTGAGAAGGAGCAATTCCGTATGTTTTTGTAAATAAAAAGTTTGAAGGAGAATAGGCTGCTGTAAGTTTATCCTTTTCAAACGGCAATCCTATACCTACATTGTCTGGGTTTGGAACAATTTCTTCGTCTGTATCAGTAGCACTGCCCGCACCAAATTGTATTTGTAATGAACCTGTATCTATAACTCTTGTAACAAATCTTCTTTGAATTTGTTCTAGTTTTAAAAGATAAGGAGTATCTCCTGAATATTGAGATAGATTAGGATCATTTATATTAGTATTTTTGATACTATTAAATATAGTTTCTTGAGCTAGATAATCAACCTCGTACCATTCGTTGCTATCAGTATCAAATACATCTAAAATTCCTATAATTCTATCTGCGTTTATATCAACAGTAGAAAATTGTTGAGGAGCCCCAAATGTAAATTGGGTTGTATTAATAGTAGCTGAAATGGCTCTTCTGCTCTTCTTTAAAAGAAAAAACTCAGGATTATTTCCGCTTAAACTATATATAGTAACTTCAGTGGGATCTCCTGAGCTAGATACTGAAAAATCTACAGGATCTTCTGTAATAAATGGTATATTGGGGCTAACAGGAGAAGATAGCACAGCGTTATCTGCAATAGATAAAGCATAAGAAAAATCAGGAATATAAGTTGAGCTAGACAATATAGCAGGAACTTGCTGATAAAAATCAATGTTTGTTGTAGCGACTTGAGTTACATTTGGTTTGTATCCAAACATATAAGCTAACTCGTATAAGTTGTTGGGTTGACGAGCAAATTGTAAAAATGTTTCTTGGATTTGATTATCAAGATAAAAAGACAAAACATCCCCCACATAAGCAGCCATTTCCATAAACATCATACCAGGCGATGCTGGTGTGAAGTCATTATATGTTGTTGGAAAGTATGTTTTAGCGTAGTCAATTAAACTAGCTCTAAATTCCCCAAAGTCTCGGTTTATATATTGTATGTTTTTTCTTTGTGCCATTATGTGAATGTTATTGATATCTCATCGTTTATGCCTGTATCTACAACGTTATACGTTAATACAACATTGGCTTCGTATGTATCCGGGTTCCCGGTTACCTCTAGATTTTGAACGAGTACATTTGGGAAAAACGCGGTTAATTGCGCTTGTATATCTTGTTTTAAAAAGTCTAAATTCCCGTTTGTTATTTGCTCAAAAATAAAAGCCCTTAAATTGGCACCGAAATTTGGGTTTAAATATCTTTCGGTTTTATTTGTTAAAAAATAGTTTATTAGATTATTTTTAACAGCGTCTTTTGTGGTATAAGTTGTTTTAAAAACAGCAGGAGCATTAAATGGAAGAGCAACCCCAACCCCTGTTCCGGGTTTAGTATCTATGGGGAATATTCTTTTCGCTCCGAATGCCATTATTTATTCATTAAATTCATTATCTGATCTAAACCAACACTGCCTTCTGGGAGGGCACCGTTTACAGTATCTGTAGATTTAGGTTGAAAATTTCCGGCGTAAGCAGAAGTAGCTACACCTCCATTTTGCATTTCTCCTAAAATTCCAGAAAACATGTCTCTACGCTCTTGTGCTGATAATTGACGGGGTTTTTCTACATGGGGTTGTGCGTATGTGTCTCTTATAGATTCATTTACAACTGTTTTTGGGGCACGAACCGCTTCTAAAAGAATGTCCTTAAGTTCTTCTTGGATTGCTTCTCTTACAGCGTCTTTAATTAGTTTTTTAAAATCTTGGGGTTTCATGGTTATAAATATTAAATTAGTAAGCTTTTAAATTATCTCTATCAATAATAAGTTTAAGCTCATTGATAAGTATTTCTGGGTTTAGGGTAAAAGATAGTTCTGTTTCTATTAGTTTAATTCCACTTTGGTTTATGCCTACTGCTTTTCTACGAACAACAGTGGGGCTAAAAGGTATTTCTTCTATTCTAATTACAAACCCATTGTATATTTCTTGGTTTACTGTATTACTTGCTTGTTCTTGTTGTTGAGAAATTTGCACCAAACCCTCATTTGCCGGGGTAATAGTAGAATTAGGAGAACATCTTTTCAAAATAGAATCAATAGAATTCAAAATATTGATTGCTTGGTTTATAAAAATAGCTGTTATAGATATTGCGGGTGCAGATAAATCTAAAGCTGCTTTAATTTGTTGCAATTTAGGGTTTCCTAGATCGTCATATTTTAATTTATCTAAAATCTCATTTAAGTTTAATACAAGGCTAGCGAACGGGGAACCAGTTGCAGGAGTTGCGGCTGCTGCTATTGCTGCTGGCTTTGCTGCTCTGATACCTGCTGCTATTCCTAATAATGTATTTAAAGTATTGTTAGTTATCCCTACTACTCTAATAGCTGTGTCTAAAGATGAACCTATTACATTTAACTGATCTACAATATTGTTTCTAAGAACAATTAAAGGGTCTAATTGGTCTGGTGGGAGACAAACATTATCAACTGTAGAATTTAATTTATTTAAAATCTTTTCAGTTAATTGGGGTTCAATCTGATCTTTAATTTGGATACCCTTGTTTAATATAAGTGTACTAAGACGCGCTAACCCCTGTTGCTTTAAAGACGAAGGGGTTATATTTTGGAGGATATTAGCAGGTATAGTAGCCATTAAATAATTTTATTTATTCTAGATTTGGTCAATTCCAAATTGGCAGATATCCTAGGCAACTCAGAAATAACTAATCCAGC